GCATTAGTCAGTTCGGTCTCAACAGATATAGTAAACACCTCAGAGGATAAGTTTCTGCAAGGGGAAAAGGTAGTAGGTTCTACCAGTTCGGCATTTGGATATGTCACCAAGATAGACCCAACCAATAATCAAATAGTAGTCAACGATACTCAAGGGTCATTCCAACAAGGTGAAACTGTCACAGGCTCCAAGTCGACCAAGAGTTTTACTCTCAGTTCGGTTCGGAATTTCAAGGACTCTCCACATCACTATGAAACCTCAGAGGGTCTCAAAACATCTATAAGTACTAATAATATCCCAGTATCTAACAACGATTACGAACAGAAATTCAATGATGATAAGAGAAACATTAAGTATATTAAGATAGAATATCTCAATAATATCCTCAGTGAGTTCAAAAAGTTCATAAGAGCATAACATGAGTGAGAATATATTAGGGTTAAATACACCCAATGCATATGTCCTAAAGAGTGTCACAATCAGTAATCTCGAAGGTGACCAGTATGATTTAACAGATGAGGTAGACTCTTTTGAGTTATCTGAGAGTATATACTCTATGTTTCTTAAAGGTTCTATTACTCTCGTAGAAAATAATTATGTATATAATCGAATAAATTTCACTGGACAAGAATTTATTCGACTGCACTTTGCTGGTATGCAAGGAATGTCTCAAGAACAAGAAGATGAGATGGCAATTAATCATATATTTCGTGTTACTGCGGTTAATACCTATGTCAGAGATACAGAATTAGATGTCTCTAAGATAGTCTATGGATTAAAATTCTGTAGTATTCAGATGTATGAAGCAAATATTCAGAGAATCTCTAAGCATTATGTGGGTAAGAATGGAGAAATA